AAACTTGAAAATTGTTTTTTTATTCAAGTCAGCTAAAGGTGTAAGCTTCATTTCTGATACGTCTATCTTTTCAGTCCAATCGTGCTGAATACCTCTATCTGCAAGTGTATTCCCTGCTGTAGCTGTAGGTATAAACACATCTGAGTAAGATTCAAATATAATATTGTTAGGATTGTCTTCATCAGGAAGACTTACTAAATTGAACATAGTCATCAATCCTTTTAAGAAATCCCATTGCCCTAATTCTCCTCTAAGTGTTTGTAGTATTAAATCTGTTGTTATATTAGTTACCCCTAATATATATGTTACATTAGTTCCGAAAGTAAAAGAAGTAGACCCTGCTATCGCTTGTTGAACAACACCTGCCGAACTAGATTTAAATTGAGCTTGTAAAGTATCTCCTGTATCTAAAGAAATTGCTAGATTACCTTGAAAAAGATGAGACGCACCTGCTGCAATTGTAATAACTCCTGAGTAATTAAATTCTGTACTATTTTTAAAATATCTAGCTTCTACAGTTCTAGTAACTGTATCAGTATTCGTCATACGATATCGATAATTTATAGTGTAAGTTTCATTATCATTTGTTGCTGTAATTATATTTGTTGAAGAATCATAATTAGGAGGAAATGTAAAAAATGCTAATCCCGTATTGTCAAGAACAAAGTTTGTGTAAGTTGTGCCTGCGTAATGTGTACCCTGCCCTCCATTACAATAAAAAGTGTTAGTATTATTTGATACTGCTTGAGCAGGTGTGTTATCAGCACCCCAATTGAAGTCCATATAAAGTTTCTTAAAATCGTCTGTATCAAAGAACTCACTTTCATAAGTAAAAGGAGTTGCTTCAAATATTCTGTCAATTAAGTACTTTATACTTATAAAAGGTCTGAAAGCTGCTTCTAATGTAAGTAGTTCAGGATTCCCTACTGTTGCACTATTATTATTAGAACCTCCTACTGCAATCTGATGTGTCCAATCTACAAAAGGGTATTTTAAAGTACTAAAGTCTGTCCTGAATCCTGACGTACTTGGATTAGCCCAAGTGATAGGGGTAAGCTGACCTGCCGTAACTCCATCATTCCAACTATGCTTAATCTCAGACTTATTATAATCGTGTTCTAGTTCTGTAAAGTCTAAATCCCTGAAAGCTCTATCACCTAAAACGTCAGCTAAAGCTACTACTTCTGAATAAAGGTTTACATTGTAACTTATCTCACCTTCCTTTTCTGTTACATCTAACATTCTTAAATATCCTTCAAATAGAATAAATCCGTCTTGCTTTAAAACGCATTTTGTTTTCTTATAAGGATTAAATATTACTCCGTCATCACTTCTTGTAATCTCAAATATATTATCAAAGATTCTATTATTTCTTTTTGTTGCAGGAAGGTTAAAAGCCTTAGAATAAGACTGTACTTTTTCTGCTACATTTTTAAAGTCATCAACACTAAGACTTAAAGGAATGTCTTCATCTTCATAGAGGTCGCAAATGACTTGTCCGTCTTCTAAAACATTAGTTGCTCCTGAAGGTACTGCACCGATAACAGGTTGTACTGAAATATCGTTTATTGTCCAAGTTGTAGCTGAAGTATTTTGATAACTTATGAAGAAAGTCATAGCGGTGTCAGAAGCCGTGTATGTTATATTAAAAGAAGTACTTGGTATATTGTTTGTACTCCAAATAGAAATTGAATTGTTAGAATTGAATACACCAATCTGATACTTTCCTGCAGGAATACTTGCAGAATTTATTGTTAATGTATAATTTTGTCCTATCGTTAAATTAGTCAATTTTTGATAAACTCCACTAGAAGTAGAAGTTGAAGCTGCACTTAAGACTAAATTACCTGCAGTTGAAGTAGGTAAGGTAGGTGTACCTGTACTTGTAGTTCTAAATCGTTGCCAAGCATTTACTAATGGAGGTTGATTGATTAGCGTATCTACCATAGAAGTAGCTCCTAATGATGAAGTATTAGAATCGTAAGAATTTGCTGTAGACATATTAGCAAAATTTAACCCATTAACAATAAATTCAGTAGGCGAACTTGAAATTTCATTGTAACCTCCTTCATAGTTCTGCGGGTATACTATTAGTTGTACGCTCATTATACTGATTGTGTTCTTAGGGTTTTACTCTTTTCTACTTCAAAAGTGTATTGCATAAGTTTATCGTTTGCTACAGTCTTTTTAGTATAACTTGAAGTTGTTAGCCTAACAGGTATTACATAATTATTTAAAGCTGAATTTACAGTATCGTCTTGGAAGCCTTCTAAGATATATACTTCAGGACTATTTATAAGGTCTTCAAACCATTCTGATTCTGCTTCGCTAACAAAGTCTGTATTCATCTTAATCTTTTCTGTAGCGTTTACTCTGAAGGCTTTTTTACCTCCCTTAAAGCTGTCTATTTTGTAAGAGGACTTATTCCAAGTTCCCTGAAGTTGTTGGTATGTACTTCCTTTAGTTGATATTGTCTTAGTAGACTTCATATTGAACGTATAGTAATCCCAAGCACCCCATTGATTTAACCAAGTTAGCCTTATAGGTTCATATCCTTTTAATGTCGGACAGTTAAGGTTTATTGTATAAATTTCTGATAGCACTCCTGAATCACCAAGTGCAGCCACTTCATAATAACCTCCTTGAATTGTTCCTGCTGTTACAAGCCCTGCAAACGTTGTACTACTTCCTTGCAAGTTAGCAGGGAAACAACCAAAGTATAATGACAAGGATTGTATGTCAGCTTGAGGATAAAGAAAGCCACCATTCGCTGCTGAATTTTCAATATCTTCTGTACCTAAAAATGCACCTGAAGAACTGTAATAGTTTATTTCAATATGCGTAAAACCTGAAAGATTAGAAGTAGACCAAGCATTTAACATTAACATTCCTACCGTTCCGTAATCTTCTAAGTTAGCGTATTGAGTTGTCGGTGCGTTAGTTAAGAATTTCTTATTTGAACCGTCTAATAAAAAATGAGAATACAAGTCATAACCAAAATTTACTCCTGATAAAAGTAGTTCGTCTGTATATTTTAAGTAGCCATTAAAAATAACACACATACCCGCAATCACTTCAGAATTAGTTACTAGGTTTCCTGAAGCGTCTACATATTCAACCATAAATTTAACACTAAACCAACGCATTGTATTTATGTTACCTGAGTACTTATCTATCAAGTGCATTGGCACATTAGAGTCTGATGTATTAGTTGTTCCTTTATACGCACTTCCTTCTCTTGCTAAGTTATCAGCATTTACAAAGCTTTCAATAATAGGTCTGAAGTCAAACATTCCCACTCCTGCATTGTTTGGAGTAGTCTTAAAAGTACCTACCAAATCATTTGTAGTATTTGGATTAGGAGGTGTTGAGTTGCTGATATGAACCTCTGCAATAAACTTCACCCTTGTGAAAGAAGAAACTACTGAAGAATTCGAAACTGTATAAATAATTTCTTGACCTACAGGTAAAACTTTATCAAAAGTATTCGGATTAGATAGTGGTTGCTGTTCTATTATTGTTGCCATTTATTTTACTTGTGTTAAACTATTAATTATGTCTTCTTTTACGTTACCTAGTAATTCTTTTCCAAATTCTCTAAGCCCTAACATCAAAGGTTTCTGAAAGAAGCTTATTCCTTGTATTCCGTTACGACCTATACTTCTAGCAATTAAGAACGTCAAAGTCTTTCTTTTCATAAACCTTCCCTTTGCGTCCCTTGGCGCTATTCCTTTCTTTACAGCCCAACCATCCAAAGCACTACTAGGAGGTTGCGAATGTCCTTTACTATTTTTGTAGCTATAAGGACTTTTTATTACTTTGCTCTTATAGTTTTTAAAGGTTCTTTCCTTTTGCGTTCCTGATACTCCTTTGTCTACAAACTGACCATAGCTTGACATATAGAATTGTACTGTATAGTTCTCACCTTCTTGGATAACTTTAAAGCTAATGGATTCTTCTAACTTCCCACCCTTACCTGCTTTCTGCAAATTACCCTTAGAACGATTCACAACCTGTTTTCCAAAGCTGTTCAAGTACCTTTCTATATTGGCTGTATCCATTATTCTACTCCAACAAAAACTTCAACTCTAGGATTATAAGATGTTCCTTCAGGTCTTACTTGTAATGAAGCTAAGTTTTCAAGAGTTCCAAATGAAGGAGTTGTGTCTTCTTCTGCTAAAAGAACTGCTGCACCACCTACTAAGATATGTGAAGTTAAAGGATTTAATCTAACTGTGTAATTTGTAGCCGTTCCTACAACTGCTAATTCTATTGTTCCGTCAGTATCTAAGTTAGTTACTCTAACGTATTTAGTCCTGTCTACATCAATAGCTCCTGCTGAAGTGTGAGGGCTTGCAGCAAAAGTTGCTACAGTAGTAGTTTGAGAATGCGTACAAGTTACTATCCTTTCAAATACGTCATTGATTCCTGTTGTGGTTACTGAATTAGTTGAACCCCTAAGGCTTCCGTTAAGTGTTACTGTTTCGCTAATTGTTGTTACTAAGTCTGCCATAATTTTATAAGTTTATTGTTATTTTAAATTTTTTCCATCCTATTTGTATTACCATTCTCCATATCTTGAACTTGAACATTAATAACCTGCTCCCCTTGTACTTACAGGAATGTCACAAGTTTGGAAGTCATTCTGTACTAAGACTCCAATATTAAATACCCATCCACAGCATAAGTTATCAAAGCGTTCTTGAAATGGTTCTATTGTGAATTGGTCTTGTGTAAAGTATAAAGGTGCGTTAATGTCATTTACTCCGTTTAAAGATTGTCTTCCTGAGTGCCTAAGCATTCCGATAAAGTCAGTACAAATTTGTAGTGTTTCGTTAAATACATCTTGCTCATTACTTAGTGTCTTTACTAATTTAGTAAATTCATCAACAGTAGAACTAACAATTTCATTTCTGTTTGTAGTCCAATCAGCTTTCTCAGTTACCATATCCATTATGAATATTTGGAAGTTGTATGTAAGTTGGCTATCCCCTGTTGCTACGCTTGTAGGGTTTATGTGTAGTAATGGAAACTTCTGCATTTTCTCCAAGTTGATGTCATAAATATCACCTACTGAAGTTGTACTTATATTGTCGTGATACTCCCCTAATCTAAGCAAAGTATTTACTACGTTATTGTATGTCTTATTATTAACCATTTCTTTTAACTTTATTTTGTGAGTTCAAATCTGTTTCATAACTTAACCAAGTCAAACATTCTAAAAGACTTAATCTTGCTATTCGTTCTAAGTTTACTATTTCACCATTTGTCAATCTATACATTACGCCAAACCATCCCCATTTTTCTGCAAAGCTTTCTGAAGCTATTGCGTCTTCGTTTCCTTCAGCTTCTCCATCAAATACAATGGCAAAATCTCGGACAACGCCTTCCCTAAAGTGTAAAAAAAAACCAATGCTGATTGCACTTGTTGAGCTGACATCTGTTTCATTTCTTCCGTCCTGAGCCGTATATCGCCATCATAAGCGTCAATAATATATATATCATTCTTCTTTTCTTTTACAGGTCTATAAAGCACAGCCATTAGTTCAGGCAGGTTCTTGTCTATTCCGTTCTTGATAAACTGCTCAATGTCTGCATACTCCCCAAGACTTATTGAATCCAAATCAGGATGAAAGCCGTACTCAATTCCGTTTATCTCTATTATCCTTTTTAGCTTTGTATCTTGCTTTGCTTGAAGTTCTGCTACCTTACTCATTATATTAGCTACATCTGATAAGGCTAATTCCTTAACTAACTTCTTAGGAATATCTGATAACGCTGCTATTGTTTCAGTAGCTTCTTCAGTCTTTGTACCTGTTTCAAAATCAATAAGTTGCAACCACTTTTCAAGAGTTACTTCTTCCCAACTACTAATCAGCTTGAACTCTTTTACTTTTCCTTCTTTTTTAATTTTGACTTTCATACACTATATAATAGAAATTAGTTGTTTTTAGTTTACTGCACGTAATACTTCCCTGCGTTTGGATTGTCTAGGTGATAAATTACATTATACCTTATTCCGTCAATAGCGTGATTGTAGTTGTCTACATAAAGCTTTGAGCCTTTGTCAGCGTAAATGTAATTGTTCAGCTCCTTAGCTATGTTAGTTGATTCAGGACTTACTATAAGTTGATAGTCTTGCATACGAGTAATACCACTTTCAATAGTTCCTTTTTTTACAGGTTTTATGTTTACTCCTAAATGTCTAAGGTCTGCAATTAGCCTTGGTTCTGCACTATCAGCAATGATAAGTTTGTTATCTACTTTGTCTAGTATTATCTTAGCTAATTCTTGACTCTTTAACCCATTCCTGTAAAGGTGTTCTTTTAAGTAAATCTTTTTATGCTTTTTGTCAATAGCTACTTCAGTTAGTGAATCAGGGTCTATTGAGAATCCAAAATCCATTCCACAAGAAGTCTGAAGTCCATCAGGATTAAATTCTCCTATTGACCAATTCTCAAATACTACTCCTTCAGCTTTTGCTAACCACCCTCCCATAATTTTGTGAGTGTACTTTTTAAAGTTGTTATGCTTTATGCTCTTAATACGCTCTAGGAAGCTCTGTGAGAGGTTTACTTCATTGTCTAGGTATGTACTATGGATATAGCATACATTACCTTTAACGCCATTAAAACCACCTTCTACGCCTTTTTCTTCAAAGAACCTTTTATATATCCAATGTTCCTTAGTTACAGGATTCAATACTAATATGATTCTATTCTGTACTTTCTTTTCCCTTATACTTAGGTCAATGGTGTCAAAGATATTTTCATCAATAAGTTCTTCAGCTTCATCAAGTACCCAAGTGCTTATTCCTTGTAATGACTTTAGACTTGCAGTCTGATTACCTGCTGATGTCTTGATACCTCTAAATAGAATGTCTGATTTGTTTCCTAAGTTTACTACTTCAGCTTTGTTTACGCTAAACGTATTCTCATAACCTAGAAGTCCTATCTTTTCTAAGAACTCAGGAATGATTGACAAGTGAGCTGATACCATTGTATAACGTGTGAACAGGACTCTTATATTCCTAGACATAGTTAATAGCGTTAGAAAGACTGTAACAGCAAAAGACTTTCCTGAACCCCTACCTCCTGTTATAATAAAGTATCTAGCGTCAGACTTAAAGAGTGCTGTATATTTGTCGCTAAGATTCAGAACTTATAAAGTTTATTAAAGGTACATTAAGACTTTCGTCATTAGTAGTTACATCTACTCTTTGTTGTGGTTTACCATAAAAGTATTCAAAGAATAACTTTACTGCCCATTGTTCTTTCTTTTCTAAACCCTTTTGTAAAGACTCTAATGCTATGCTACTCATTGGTGTTAAGTTCTCTATTAGCTTTTGTTCTTCAGCTTTACCTTTGCGTCCTGCTCCTTCTCTTTTCCCTCCGTGTTCCATTTTGAAATAATTTGATTAATCAAGTGATACTATATAATAGAAATTACTCGTATTCATTTGGAAGCATAAGCCTTATACCTAAGTCAGTTAGCGCCCATACTCTTATTTGTTCTGTATATACTTCAAAGGCTTTTGTGTTTAAAGCTGTTGTACTTCCTATTTTATTTATTGCTATTTGGTTATCGTTAATACTTATCATTTCATATTCCGATAAGAACTTAGCTCTTAGTATATCGTGCATTTCATCAGGAAAATATCCTAGTTCTTCTGCTAATCCTTGTACGATACATTTCCAATAGTAACTATTCTGCATATTACTTCTTGTGTTTCTTTGTTTCTTTATACTTACTATGTAGTCGTTCTCTAATTCCTTTAGGTAATTGAATAGGCTTTGCTTATCTCTTTTGTCTTTTATTACAAACTTCATTACTCAGTTTTACTTCTTATCTTTTCTGTTGCTCCTTCCCATAGTTTATCTCGTTTCGCACTTAGGCTAGGTTCTGTTCTTTTAAGACTTGGCATTCCTTCTGTTGGTTCGCAATCCATCCATTTCCCACATTCACAGACTGCTTCCTTAGTTACCCATTTACCATCTCGGTGTACTATTGTAGCCTTCCCTATTTCTTTAGTCTTATTACATTTGCAAGTGTATAGTGTCATTTCTTTAATTTATCAAGTTCAAACTCTAGATGATTGATTGCTTTCTGTATACACTCAATAGGACTCTTATGTTTCCTATTTGCTCTCATTAAATATGTACAGGCAGTTCCGACATTGTAAGATAAATCAAAGTCTTCTATTACCTTCCTTGCTTCTATCTTATAACGGCTTCCTATGTAGTAATTTGGTATTCTATTGTCTTTCATTGTTTTGTATTTCGTCTATTAAGTCGTTATCAGTTAAGGTTTCTACTTTATCCATATTCCAAAGTATTTTATCTTTGTTTATTCTTTTTGCTTTTGCTTCTAAGATAGCCATTATAATTACTACAAAAAAGAATAGTGCTGTTAGGATTCCGAGTACTGTAAATATTATCATTTTGTTATTAGTTTTAAGAGTTGGTTACTTGTATATATTCTGTCATCACCTGCATAGTTTTCGTATATCATTGTGAAGTTGTCGTCTTTCCAAGTCCACAAAGACTTGACGTTATTCTTAATGTGATTTTTTAATATACTTTTGATTGTCTTGTAAGTTCTTTCTTGTTCGGCCATATTACTATTATATTCATTATTACTATTTTAGTTTATTGTATTGGGGAGGTAACCACACCCCCCCTTTACTACTCTAGGTAAAATAAACGCTTTTGTAGGTCTTACCCTATATTTATTAATATTAGTCCTTAGAGTATTCTTTATATATCTTTTTTATTCCGTCAAAGCAAGCTGCAATACAACTTCCGCAGTTTGTCCTTACGCTGTAATTTGCATTGTAAAGTGTATTGTATAGTTCAATCATTTTCTTTTTAGCTGCTTGGTTCTTTGCTCTACCTGTTTTCAAGTCAGGGTATAAAGCAATTATTTCTTCTATTATTTCTTCAGGTATATCTGTTCTTACTTCTACATCTTTTGTCTTTTCCCATTTCTTCTGACTGCATTCCATTGGTGCAAGTCTAGCCTTAACTTTCATAAAGCAACCACAGTCTTTACAAGTTCCTGTAGGTTTGAAGTAGAATACACAGCCCTTACAAATACCTATCCTATCTTCATAAACTTTCTGAGGTACAAAGAACTTATTCATTAAAACATTTGTATTTGTTGTTGGTGTCTTTTTATTCTTTTCATAGCTGCTTCAAAATATTCCTTATCTAATTCACAAGCTGTTAAATCATATTTAAGATTATGACAAGCAATAGCAATAGAGCCTGAACCTAAGTGAGTGTCTAAAATCTTATCTCCTTCTTTTGCGTAATTCATTAAAAGCCATTCGTATAATGCAATAGGTTTTTGTGTTGGGTGCATTCTTATACTTTTTTTACCTACACCTTTTATAGCTCCAATAAAACCATATCTATTACCATCCCACATATATTTAAAAATCTTTGCATTTTTATCAAAAGAAGTCCAAGCCATTTCACAATCAGCATAAGTATCAGAATGGTTTAATTTATCCCAATTTAGATAACATCTTGTATTACTTAAATGCTCTATAAAATAATTACCTCCCCAAATGATTTGGTTTTTACTTACTCTTTTTAATTCTTCAAAATACTCTTTTTTAGGAATTTCATTATCCCAATCCTTATTAGATATATTATTTAGTCTTTTATTTTTAGTAACACCTATTCCATAAGGAGGGTCTACTATTGCTAAGTTAAAATGATTATCTTCATACCTAGCCATCAGTTCCATATTACATTCGTTACTAATTTTCATTTAGCATATTTTTTAGCTGTACTCTTACTTTGTCTATTGTAGTGAATAAGCTGTTTCTACTTATTCCTGTCTTGGCTGCTAAACTATCTAAAGTGTTTCCTTCTTCATAATAGTATAATTCAAATATTTTTCTATCATACCAAGTAAAGCTTTCTAAGGCTTCGTCTATCTTTTCAAGGCTAGTCCATTGATAACTGTCTACTATTTCGTTAGGGAGGTTGTAAAGGTGCTTAGAAGGTATTATTTCGCCTGAATCTACAACATCATAAGTAATTGTACTTGTAAGGCTATCGATATGCGTGTAATACTTTTTGTACTTGTAATAGTAATTACTTCTAGGACTTGTTAAAGCACGTCTTAACGCTACAGCTCCGTATCTTGTTACACCATCTAATCCGTCATTGTCGTATATAGCTTTCAAAGTTACAGGGTTCATCTGAAGTAGATAAATCATAAGTTCCTGAACTGCTTCATTAACTTCATTTTCATCAGAGGTTAATCCGTAAGCCATAGTCCTGAACTTATCTGATAGCCTTGATATTTCTAAATATATTTCAGTCATTTATAACTTCCATTTTATCAATCTTGTCTGCAACCTGCTGTACTACTTCTTCTAGTATTAGTTTATACGACCTTATAACTGCTCTATTCCCTTTAGTTTCTATTCCTGCAAAGAATCCATTAGTAGCTACTGAAACGTTAATAGGTATTATCATTACCCAATCCCAATAGTTATTCTCTTTTAATCCTGTTCCATAGCCATTATGATATTCTAAAATAACCTCTATGACTTCTAAGTAATTCTCGTACCTGCTTTTAGTTGATAGCTCTTTTGCAAACTCCATACACATTTCTAAGTAAGCTTCAATTATTGCTCTGTGTTCAGCACTTGAATAAATTGGTTCTGTCATACGTCAAAGATATGAAAAATGTTACTCAATTTCCTTTTCTTCTTTTAAGTTTTTAACAAGTGATTTGTAATAACTTATCTTTTCTTCATATTCTACTCTTGAAATCTTTAAAGTTGTACGAGCTAAGAACTGTAATTCCTCAGCTTTTCCATCTCCATATTTTCTGTCTAACGCTAGGCTAAATTTATACTGTTCACCCCAAGAAT